CGCCATATTCAGTTGCCGTCTTAATAATGTCAGCATCACTTGAGTTTGCTATTGCCTCTAAAGAATATCCGTCAGCAAGCATTTTTTGTTTTGCTTGCTCCAAAGGCATCGCTCCTTTATAACCTTTCTTACGCCCCGCCTGGTGCCAGTCAGACTGCACCTCTTCAACAAATAGCACTTTCTTGCCGTCAGCATCTACACGGTCATTGACCCTCATGTGGGCTAAGATATTTGGTTGGTCAAAGTGGCCAGACCTAAATGACTCTAGGTTGGCTCTAAAATCTTTTAACCCCTCAACACTTCCTTGAAGGTCTGCCATAGCCTCTGCTTCTGTTTTAAATGCTTGGCTTCTTGTAGTTGGAGTTTCAGCAAAATATCTAACAGTTCCATCATCATATTCAAGAGATGAAACCTTGTAACCAGGTGGCATTGCTGGTTCTTTAAATGGCAAAGTCAGTAATATCTCTCTGTAGTTTTCGCCACCTGGTAGGGTGTATTTAGAGAATTTGGTTTCAGTTTTGCCTGGACTGTTTTCCATTACAAACTTTTGCAAATCTGCTGGCAATTCATTAAGCTCAACATATTCATTATTTTTAAATATGCTCCAATCGCCATCCATATCTACATTAAGTTCGTAGCCTTGTTTGTTTAGCTCTTTTTCAATAGTTGCATAACCACCGCCCAACTGAACCTCTTTAACTTCAACCCGATTCTTATCTAGGTACTCTTGAACCTCAGCCTTGGTAACTGTTTTCTTGGATTTTAAGAAGTCATCTAAGCCAGTCCACTTAATCTCTTCTGGCTTAACTCCAGGAGTCTTTTCAATCTGTTTTAGGAATTGCTCGCCAGTTCCCTTTGGTTGCTGGATAGAATCTACAGCCTGTTTAGCGGCTGAGTAAAATCCAAGATCGCTAACACCTTCGCCAACCATCTGTGTACTCATGCCAACTGGCATATTCTTGGTAGCTTGTACTGCACGGCCAACCATTTTGCCGCCTTTAACTACTGCTTCTGGGATTCCTGGAGCTGGTAGAAACGTTCCTACTTCTTGAGCGGTCTCTACAGTAGGTTGACGCTCTTCTCTGCGTGGCACGTTAGCGCCTAATACTGGTGGGAATGGCACGTCAATATTAGTGCCAGGTACACGCACGCTAGCATCTTGCAATATCTCTTCAGTCGTAGCGAATGAGCGTTGGCCTAAATACTTCTCAGCGCCCTCTTGATTAATCATGTCAACAATCGAACGAATGTCTCCAGGTAATCCAAGCGTCTGAGCGGCCGCACCACGTAGCGCACCAGCCAAAGAATCTAATAGACCAATAGCAGTACGCTCACGATCTTGCCTAGTAGGCTGTGGCTGACCAGCTTTAGGCACATTAAGACGGGTGCCGACAAATGGCATATTAACGTCAGATGTTACTGGGCCAGACGCAAGCATTACATCTTGAACTGGCTCTTGCTCACCCAGCATTGGGTCTTTCATATCATCAGCAAGGGATTGCATAAAGCGCTGGTCAATCATCTTATCTTCCCTTTTGTATATTCAATATGGATTGATGCTCAGACTTTGGTATTCCTAATCTGCTTAAATCATCGGCCGTATAAGTACGAGTTTTGTCATAGACAACTTTGTATTGCTCAAACTTTTTAACAAGCCGTTTTTCTCTGTTTTCATTAGCAACAATAACGTTCTGAGCTTCTTTAGATTTAACCAGCTCGTCAGCAAAAGCCATTGGGTTAAATGCCTCGCCAGCAATCCTAGCTTTTTGTTGTGCCTCTGTTAGCTGTTTGTTAAGGCTAGCAACTGTAGCCTTCTCATTGCCAAAGCCAGGGGCCATCATATCTGGTACGCCAAGGCTATTCTGGATAAACTGTCTAGCGCGAGACATCTCAGGATTATCGTTACGTACTACCTTTTTAAGCGTGTTAGCCTGTTTCCAGCTAATTACTTTTGCATTAGCTAGATCGTCAAAGTAGTTCTCGCCAACCAGCTGGCGGTCAGCCAAAGACTCAAACTGACCATACATCATTGCATTAGCACCAGCGTTATCGCCATCGAGCATAGACTTGCGCTCTGAGTCTGGCAAGTTAACGCCAAGAGCCTTGATGCGGTTTAAGGCAACCGTGCCACTAATCTGACCAGCGTACATCTGATCTTTAATTAAATTAACCTCATCAATTTTGGTTGAGTTTTCTAACTCATTAGCACGCTTCCAAGCGGTAGCTGTTTCGCCCATACGCTCAGAGTAATTCTTGATTAGCTTGTCCTTATTAACGCGCTTCATTAACTCTGACATCTTGCCAAAATCATTGCGGTTAATACGGTTCAAACCATCCAAAGCGTTCTTAGAAAACTCTGGGCTAGCCGCATAGTCAGTAATAGCGCTTAACAACTGACGATCAAAGTCAGCCAACTTCTCACGCAAAAACTCTGGGCCAGCCTGTAAAGCGATATCGTACACACGTTGCTTTTCTACAGCTATGCGCTGAGCGAGCATAACTGGATCAGATTCAGACCTAAATGTATCAGCCAAAATAATTGGGCTTTGAGAGATTAGGTCATCCGCATTAGACTTAACGCCTTCGTTATAAATCTTAGCCGCACGCTCTGTAGCTTTTACATAGACTGAGTTACCAGCCGTGGCCATCGAGGCTCTAAACTTCAATCCCTCTTCTGGGGATACGCTAGAGATAGCCTTGGCATATCCATTGGTAATCGATGTAATCTCTTGCTGTACATCTTTTAGGCTAAAGTTAGTGTTATCTACAGCCGCACTTAATTCGGCAAATTTCTTACGACCCAAAACCTCTAATTCATTACGCAACTGACCAGCTTGTACCTTACGGGCGGCATCACCAAATACGGTGCCAGGCTTAGCAAATAATTCTTGAGGAGATTCGCCGCGTTGCATAGCGGCCATAACTTGCTCTAGGCTTGGCTGGTTCTCAGCGCCGTACTGCAAGCCCTCGCGCTCTGCTTGCTCTGCCGCCTTCTTAAATGCAAAGTTAGATACGCGATCTAAGGCAGATGTAATAGTGGTAAGCTGGTTTGCCTGTTCTTTAAGATTGGCGTAATCCAACCGAGGTGTATCGGCTGGTAAATATCCCGTTGGTTGATATAGAGGTAATGTAGCCATATTTATTCCTATGGAATCGTAAACGCTGGATTGCCACCAAACCCGCCTAAATTGGTGCTATATCCAGTAGCGGGGTCAACTGGTAAAGCTGAGCTTGAAGCTCCACCAAGCGTGCCATAAGTAAGGGCGGCCATGCCTAACTTGCCAGCCGCATTAAAGTAGCCAGTACGCTCAGCAGTTGCACCAGCTTGCTCGTATAGGCTTGCTTGGATTAAGCTAGCGCGCCTAGACCCGTCAGCGTTACCAAGGGCAAACGTAAACTCTTTACCGCCACGGGTATTGTTGATAGATTGGATCAAGGCCGCAGAACCCTCAAAGCCTTGTGTACCACCAGCAAAGCCCCTAGCAATCACAGCCGCATTAGCCGCATTGGTGCGTTGCAATATTTGGTTAGCTTGAAACTCGTATTGAATGGCCTTGCGCTCACCTTCTACGCGAGATTGTTGAGCAACCTGGTCATAATACTTTTTCTTGTCCTGGCCTTCTTTAATCGACCCGTAAGCCGATAACGCCGCCAATCCTATACCAATAACCGCCATTGCCATATTAAGTTCCCTGGTGCGTTGCTACTTTGTACTCCATACCAAGCAGAGTCATTTTCTGCGGTATGTCCTGGCTAATCGTAATCTTAGCCTCTTGTGAATATCCTAATATTCCATGCAAGGTTTTAGTGCCAGTAAACTCATCAACTGGCTCATCCAAGATATCTCCAAAAGCTCTAAATGGAATCAGGATATTATTGATTTTCATGTGCTGTGTTTCATACACAAGCGCATTAACTTCAACAATCCGTTTCTTAAATCCAATGCGTGTACCAGTTTGCAGTTTTAAATCAACTGGCATGGTACGAGCCTCAACGCTAATCGGTAGCCCTAACTCGTAAGAGGATACTGAGGCTCTCGATAACGTTACGGTGCCGCCAGCGGGTACAGCCTGGTTTGCCTGTACAGAACCATCTAAAATAATGTTGACGGTTTCTGTCGCTAGATAACTCATGGCTACTGTACTAACAGCGCCAGTACCAGTCTTGGCTGAGTCGGTTAATAAACCATCCTCAAAGACCTCAACATAATACTGATTGGTGCCATTTACATTGCGTTTGACTACGGTATAGATCGTAGAGATATCAACGTTGACATCTATAAAGCTACCATCCACAGTAATAAACTCAGATGGAGCAATAACGTTCTGGGCGCGCAATAATGAGAACACAGCCATCGTGCCGTCATCTCCATTGGTAATTAAAAGGAGATCGTTTTCATCGGTAGCAACTGATCTACGTAAAGCAAGATTAGTTGGTGTCTTTAATAAATGCCCAGCTAGCAACGATATCTTTTGCGTTACATAAGTAGCCTGTGTGTCGGTGTAGGCAAACTCGTTAAGGCTCTTACCCTGACGCTGAATAAAGAGCGTTCCTGATTCGAGCTGTTGTACGCGGATGCCTTGTTTTGTGCCATTACGGCTAGCAGTCTTAACAAAGAAGTTAGTAGGCGTAATTGGGTCTAATCCATTTTGCGGTACATAGAACTCACCGCCAGTTGTAAACACTTGCAAATCGCGGCCAGAGATAATATCTACAATCGCGTTAAATGTATTGGTATCTAGTGTGGCCTCAACCGCATCGTCATCCAATCCCTCGGTAGCCTCAAAGTCAAAAAACAATCCAACCTTGCTACCCCAAATAGTAGATGGGCGCGACTTAGAGCCACCAAAATATAGGCGGCCTTCATGGAATGTTACAGAGCGTGGCCAGCCTTTACCGCTTGACCATACATCTTCGTATCCGCTTTCATAATCCCATTGGCCATTAGCAATCGCAGAAGTATTAAAAAATGGAAACTCAGTAATTGCATCAACCGATGTGCCAGAGTTGTAGCGCACAATCTTGGCTCGACCTTGTGGTTGAGCATTGACATACTGGCCAACACTACCAGCAGTAAACACGCTAGAAGATGCTGTCAAAGTTACCTTGCCAGATACAGCAGATGGAGTTAACGTGCCTGACGGGTTGGTAACTGAAACAGTAAAAGCATACTTTGGAATGGAATCAAAAGTAATAGCAGAAGCAGTCCAGGAAGCATCGGTAGCACCTCGCACAATTTCAATAGGGGCAATATCAGGATGAACCACAATCAACGTATCAGCCGATTGAGTCCACACAATATTGGACAATCTAGCGCCAGTTAAGCTAACGCCAGACGTGTTTAAGTATGGATTGCCAGAACCATTAATATTTGTAATTAGAGTTTTATTCTTAAATACGTACATCCGATTATGTGTAAAGCAAAGCATATAGCTATCAGACGTACTAAACTCAAACTCTACTAAACGCACGCCATTGGCCGCTGATTCTGCACTAGAGTTAGGTAATGCAGTAATGTAGCGCGTACCAGGTCTGCGGCGAATACCGCCTTGTGGCTGGCATACTACGTTAGTCGCTTTCTCTAATGCGTTCTGGTAAGCAGTTAAGTCAACCCGCGCTCTAAGCAACGGGTCTAACTCACCAGTAGAGAAGTTAGTCTGGATGCTTACAAAGCGAGCCATTAATTCCTCACAGCGATTAAAGAGAAGTCATTGATTGCGTTTGTTGGTTGACCAGCTCCGTCAATATTCATAGCAACGCGCATATAGCCACCGCGGCCATTCTCGGCTGGCGAGCCTGTAGCTACAGATTGCCAGTATTGAGCTTTCTCAGTCTGGTCAGTAATTGGTAAAGCCATGTGCCATGCCAGCATATACTTGAGCAGTTGCACAAAATACTGGGGCATATCAAACTCAGGTACGGCGTATTGATAGTCAATGTAAACAGATTCGTAATCGGTCAAGAGTTTGTTGCCCATAATCCGATATTCTTTGCGTGGCGGGATGCCAGTCGCATTGCTGTCATAGACGTTACGAGGAGCGGCTAAACGATCTCCTGGTAACTGATATTCGTATTTGTACTCGTTAGTAGGCGTTGTAATTAAACGTGCTATTGAGGTTTTTTTAAAACTAAAAGACCATGGATACATCGCTAAGGATTGGTCGCGGATATCCGAATATAAACGATTAGCAACTGAGGCCTCATCTGTACCCTCGTCAAATGACGAAATGGGCTTAGCGCCCAACATTAATAAAGCATCAGAACAGATTGTTAACGAGGTATCTCCAGCGGCCATCTATATCTCCAATGTAATAAAGGGCTATCTCCTGTTTTACCAGAAAATAGCCCTATTTGGTACTAAATACTATTAATCGCTGTCAGTAGCGGTAATAGTTAAACCATCGGTTACGTCAACAACACCAGAGGCGTTGCTAGCAACATAAACCAATGTTAGGGCTTGAGTGCCACCAGTCGATGAACGAACCAAGATTACATCACCAACGTTTAATACAGTTGCTAGGGCATTAAAATAACCCTCTGTATTTACGGTAGCGATAGTATCAGCGGTTGCGTAAGAATACATCGATGGAGCGTTGCCAGCCTTAGATGCGGCGATGGTTGCAAAACCAGTAGCGGAATATGCCATTTAAGTATCTCCTTATTCGCGAGCGGTAATTTGAACAATACCCTCAGCATCGATGGTAATTGCACCAGCTGAGAATACAGA